CAGACTTCCTCAAGCGAGGCAACATAGAAGTGATGCGTCCACACATATACAATTACGACACAGTGAAAATGCCCACTTTCGATGTGCAACTGCCTATCGCTCCAGTGGTGCCTAGAGATGCATTGATGGTGATGGGCAAGAACATAATACAGACATACACCAGTTACACAGACAGATACTTCGACTCAGTGAGTTATTATCCAATATTCGAGAAGATGTTCCAACAGGGATATAGATGGGTAAGCCAACCTGCACCCATGTTGATCAATCTAAACAACACAGATGATTGGATATGCAACGACAGGACATACAAGGACACACTGCACGACAGAGTGTTGTGGCACACAGCCACAATGTTCAAGGCGGGAGATGCATTCATAGTGAACCACGAAGGTCCCGGAAGCAACACAGGATTGGAATGGTGCAAACGTGAACTGCCTGAGTTTGCTTTCTATCCCAACACGCACACAAGAGTCAAAGGGTTTGGTCACATTGATCATGGATTCATATTGATAGATGATGACACTGTGATACACGCAGGCATGGATTGGGTGCCTGAATGTCTACGCAATAAGAAACTGATTGACGTCAGCGACTGCCTGCCGGAGTTGAAGATGGACAGATATGTGCAGGACTATGCGGCGGCAAAAAACAAAATGGATGTTGATTGGTTGGACAAGTATCTAGAGAACTGGAGAGGTTACAGCCAGGAAGTGTGCTTTGATCTAAATGTGTTGATCATAGACAGGAATAACATTGTGTTTGCTAGACACATACCCAAACTGTTTGAAAAACTGAAGTCCTTGCATATAGACTGCCACGTAGTGGAACAGCGCCATTATTTGTTTTGGGACGGTGGTATACATTGTAGCACACTAGACGTCAAACGCAAAGGCGCCAAAAGAAAAATCATATAAAAAACCTGCTTACCGAATCGCTTTGCTGTCCGCTTCGCGGTTTAAAAATTGCGTACCGCTTCGCGGAAATTTGGCTTTCCGCCTGCGGGTCCTACTCCTTCAACCACTGCTCGAATGAATGCAGTTTGACATCTGTGCATTCCACATAATCAGAATTGTTGTGATGTCTCACTTTGCCTCTGCCTGATATTATATCACCATCTCTATAACCGAACGGCTTCTTGACTGTGATGTCGATGTATTCACCTGGACCTATGCCCAGTGTTACAAATGTGATATATTTTCCATTGTTGCCTCTGAACACTCTACCATTAGCAACAACTCCTGCAAATTCTACATAATCTAAATATTGTGTTGCAACTTTACATTTAGGAATGAATCCTCTCTTCCACCAACCATATTCGCTGTCCACTCCTACTCTTTGTGCTTCTGTGTTGTACACCCAACGTCTGTACGAACCTTCGCAGTGTTTCAAACAAGCCTCCCAAAACTTTTTAGGATTGTGTGCTTTCTGATATGCTAAGGCCCAAATCAATCTTCCAAGATTTACTGCGTGTGCTCTACACAATCCAAATCCTGAAAGTGTCATTAGTGTATCAATTGCTTCCTGTTTCTTAGGATGATTTCCTAATCTTTCAACAAACTCTAAAATTTTTTCGTCTTTCTTTTTTGCAAATGCTCTACGATACATATCTGCTTCATACATATCGATTCCAATTATATCTGAAATAATTTCAATAGCATCATCTTCGAACACGATACTATCTTGTACACCGTCCTTAGTCCAGTCATTGAACATTGATGCTTTTTGCCTTCCTGTAAGTGCCACAGGTCTAATCATAGCAGTTGCGAATACACAGTCGTATACACTTTTAGGTTGTATCGCTCTAAACAATCTACGCATTGCCGGAGACTCTCCTTGTGTTACTCCTAGCACATCACCTCTGCTTAAAAGTTTTGCTGTTGCTTCGTCTTGTTCTGGATAGTCTGTTAAATTTTTATCAGGATCTATTTCTAATAACTGACTTAAACCTCTGTTTGCAAGTATATCAACTTTTAAATGTTCTAAGTCTTCTACTTCATATTTGTCTAAAAGTATTTGATTGTCTTCACTGATTAAACTTTTAGGAAGTTGTCTATCAAACATTATTACTCCACCACAGTGTTTAGATATACATCTTTTCTTTCCTAATAATTTTTGTTCAATACGTTTTGCTTCTTTTGGATCTACGTCGTAATCTTCATACTTAAAATTGCGTGGCAAGTTGCCTTTTACGCCCAATCGTTTAGCCGCTTCGCGTCTTGCCGACTTAGGTTGATAAGTTACATAATTTGAAATACGTGCAGTCTTGCCAGGCCACTTCTTAAAAATACGTTCCATGATATCTTTTTGTCGCCAATGCTCAAAGTCTATATCTACATCTGGTAAGTCATCACGCAATGGGTTCAAGAAACGTGCAACAGGTATATTCCATTTGACTGGATCAACATCTGTTATTCCTAACAAGTAACACACAAGAGATGATCCTGCTGATCCTCTTGTCATGTGTTTTACGTCTTGTGTTAAATCTATAATATCGCAAATTTTAAAGAAGTATTCTGTGAATCTTTGTTTTAGTATTAATTCAAATTCTTCTGCGAGTCTTCGTTGGTACACTTCACCGTCGGGCATTTGCCTTTTAAAACGTTCAGTGAGCCTTTGTATGTTTTCTAAATCATTCATTGTTTGCCTCTCTGCCTAAAACAATATTTATGATTTCTAAAAGTTGTGATTGACTATTTTGGTAAAATTTTAATGCCGTAGTAATCGCACATTGTTTCTAGTGCTTCTCCATCGACAAGTTCTTGATTAGTAAATTGTATATTTGTTAGACAGTTGAATAATTTTCCACGTTCTGTATCACTAGGGTAATACAAATCATTTATTTGTGATATCTTATTAGAACTAAAATTTTTAAGCACTCCTGGATGCATTGAAATTACAGGTATACCTTCTCTAAGGACTTCAGTTACTGCCATGGTATGTAGACTTATTACGCAATAAATGTTATCCAATGTATCACAAAAACCTCTTGATCCTCTTGCCTTTTTGGGAACCTTTTTTCTGATCTTAACAGGTCTATTTGTATATTTTTTTACTTCAGCAACAGTTTGCTCAATCCAATCATCTACTTTTATAGGCAAATCGTAAATGTCAAATCCGTTCTGACTGGGTGCCACTATGTAAACTTGTTCTCCACTTTTCTTCATAGGACGCATAGGCATATTGAATGCTGTAAATCTTTTATTATCCCATTGTCCTTTAATCTCAGTAACTTGATTCTCGTTAAATGTTAGTCTCCAAAATTTAGGTTTCCACCAATTACAATAACCTTTTTCTACATTAAAATAATCTATTTGTCTTTCGTTTAGTATTTGGTGCAGTCTTGCTCCAGTATCGTGTCCACCGACTCCACCAAGTATAACCAAGTCGCCTTCTTTGAATTCTTTTTGTTCATCAGTGTGTCCATACACCACCGGAATACCAGTCCTTGCAAATATAGAATTTGCTACCCATACGGCAGTCCGATACGAAGTGCCTTTATCTAAACTTTTTGGAAGTATAATTCTTTTGTATTCTTTATTCACCATCTCCAAGATCCTTTAAAAATTCACGCAGTTTAGTTCCATCTGTATCAGTTTTTATTCTGCCTACTGTGTCACCTTTTGTTGGATCTGGGGGAGTAAGTGCCTTAGCGTCAGTGTCATCTGTGACTGTCGAAGTTTTCTTTAATGAATTATAAATTGTGCTTTTACGTTTATCAAATTCTTGATATTCAGAATCTTCAGCAAGATCTCTTATTCTTAAACTGTCAACATCAAATTCTAAATCTATCTTCATACCCACGCCGCTTGAACTTCTAGTTTTCATAAGTTGTATTTGATATCTGCCACGTTCTCTCATTGCCCTACTTGTGAATATACCAAACACGTTATCAGCAGTTTGTATTTTACTTAAACCGCCTGCTATGTGCGAATGATCAAATTCTATTTCTTCAACTGCACCTCTGTTCAACTGTGATGCTGTTACAAATATTACATTTAATTCCATAGCCAAGTTTCTTAATTCTTCAGATACAAATTTGTCTTTAACAAATAAATCACTTGGACTTACTTTTTTGTTGATTGGCATCATTAAATCTAAATAATCAACTAAAATTACATCTAATTTTGTTCCTGTCTTAATTTCATATTCTTTAATGTAACTTCTTAAATCATTTGCAGTTTTACCACTTGGCATATATTTTATTTGAAACTTACCTGCTTTTTTGCCTAGCAGTTTAACTTTCATCTCAACGCCATCTAAGTCTTTAAAAATTTCTTTTGTAGGAATGTCAGTCAACATAGAATCAATCCTCATACTAACTAACGGCTCACTCAATTCAAAAGTGATATACGCAACGTTCATTCCATTAAGCACCCAATTACAACCCATGTTAGCCAAGAACAAAGATTTACCTGCACCAGAACCACCAGCAAATATATTAAGTTCACCTTTGTTGAATCCACCAAACAACCTTTTATCCAATGTTGTCCAACCAGTGCTTACCTGACCATTTTGATTTTTGAGTCCCATTAATCTTTGTTTGGGATCATCAAAATAATCTGTACCCAAATCTTTGTGTAGACCTATTTGTACTGCCTTCTTGACCAAGTCTTCAACTGGACCATATTCACCTTTTTCAAGCATATCTGCCGATTTCAATATTGCTCTTTCTAAACTTTTATGTCTTACAAAAGTTTCAAAGTCATTCAACAGCCAGTCGAAATGTTCTTCAGTCAATTGTTCAGTCTGTTTTAAATCTACGTTACAAGATTTGTTGACCATCTCATATGTCGGGAGAGTGTTGTATTCAGTTACATACTTGTTAACAAATTGTGCTGTGTCTTGCAGTTTTCTATCGAACAACGAAAAATCAAATATAGACTGACAACGCACAAAAGTTTCTGCGTTTGCTAACATCATCTCCAGATACAATTTCTGGATGTCATAACCATAATCTTTATTCTGTTTTGCCATGTTCCTTATTATACCACATTTCATTTGAATTGTCAATGTGTCTATTGTATTTGGCGGCAACGGCTCCTACACAACTGCCAGGGTCTCCAGGATTTTTAGGAACCCATATGTCGTCCCAAACAGATTCTAATTTGGTACGTGCTGTTCTGTTCAAAGCACAACCACCTACCAAAACAATATTTGATGTTTTGATATGCATCTGTATCCATGAACTAGCACACATCAATACCTGCTCAAAAATATGTTGTGTAGTTGCGGCGATGTCTGCTTTGTCTTGTTCTGAATTTAGTTCAGGTCTCCACCAATTGCAACCTCTATGGAAATTGAAATGTGTTTTGAATGGAAATCTTTTGTCAACTAGTTCTTCCATAAACAATCTATAATTTTTTCTCCAATAACCTTTTTTAGCAAGTTGTTCAAATTTGTGTTCCTCTGCATTTGCTTTTAGTCCTACTCTTTGTGTCATTGCCGAATAGAACAATCCGATACTGTGTGGATAACTTTGTGAATAAACTTTTTTAAGACTGTTATTGTGTCCATGCCATATTGTGAATGTTTCAAACTCTCCAATGCTATCTAACACAACGACTGCGGCGTCCTTAAATGGTGAACTGTAATATCCATATGCCGCATGACTGTGATGATGATCTACATATTCAATTGGTATATTGTGTACGCCTGATTTTGCTAAAAATTTTTTTATGTTATTTTCTTTCCAGTTCCAACCTTGACCTGATTTAAATTGTCTTAAAGTTTTTTTGAAAGGTTTTTCATAAAAATATATTTTTGCCGGATAGGCCCATTTTGGATTTGCTCTTACGTGTGCCATCATTTTAGGACACAAAGTAGGATCGCCTGGTATGTTACTAAAATCCTTAGACATACCTGCCCATTTCAAGTTAAGATGATAGTGGTCAGTTAAACCTTGTACTCGCCATTCCATGACTGCCAGACTGGCATCATGATTATTACCTGTTACTCCCCATACTATCATTTGTATATAAACGGATCTCTTTTTTGTAGTTCTTTAATTTTCTTCTTATATTTTATGTGATCTATAAGTTTGATTATAGGGTAAAAAATAAAAGAGAATATTTTCTTTACGTAAACCATTTCTTCATCCTCAGTTTAATTTTTAGTTGTGATTCCTCAGCATTCTTTACTATTGAATACAATGTGTGCAATCTACCATATTTACACACGGCGTCATTCACATCTCCAATATCTTGACTCCAATCGGGCATACTAACACTCCAGCCTGCCTCCATCGCATCATAAACTAATTTTTGTCCTGCTTCATCTCTGTCTGGAACAACTATCACGTGTTTGCCGAGACTGTTTAGTAGTGCTGTCTGTTGCTCTTTAATTTCACTGCCCAACAGAGCGACACCATCTATCGCAATAGCATCTATTGGACCTTCTACAGCAACTACATATTTTCTGTCATCTGTTTGTTCATCTATATTGAAAACATATCCAGGTTGCTGTTCAGACAAGTATTTTACTTTGCTTTCTACAACTTTTCTGGCTGTGTAACCTACTACTTTCTCCCTATAATAGAAAGGAATGATAAGCCTGTCTCTATATCCTGCTTCCGGAGTCCAATAAAAGTCATAATCATTTAAATTTAATTTTCTAGTGGCAATGTATTCTAAAACTTTAAACAAGTCTTTATCTATACCACCCGGCTCTAGTGCTTTGTAATCTGCCCATTCATGTATAGGTTTGGACTTTGGTGGCAACTCTTTTGATACGAATTTAGGAAGGGTAATAAATGTTTTATGGCCCGTGCTATCTGTTTTGGTTTGTAATACCTGTAATGCAAGTTTTGTAATTGTATCATCTGGCACATTCAACCATCTCATAAATTTTTTCATTTTGAAAGATAGGTTGCGTCCATTTCTCCAACTTGTTTTAAAACCACAATTAAAACAATGGAAACTTACGCCTTCATCTGCATTTGCAATCAAACCACCACGTTGTCTTGTGTCCGGCGTGGTACCATTATGCTCACAACAAGGAGCATTGAAAGCCAACCATCCACTTGGAGTTTGTTTGCGTTTTGCAGGCAAGTAAACTTGTAATGCATCAAACACAATATTCATGTGTTTATATTATAACCTTTTGGTTAAAAAGTCAATTAATTTCGAACAAGAATTTTGGTTATGCTACCAGATGTTAGTGTGTGTTTGAATCTTATATGACTGAACACGCCATTGAAGTTTCTGTATACCAAGGTGTCAGTAGATGTTGCTGTGAATGTATCAATATCACTGTAATTGGAAGTGCCTGGATTAGTATCTAACGTGCCTTGAATTATGATATCACCAACCGCACTCTCCAAATAATAAGCCGCCGTG